AATATGACTGAAGCAGAGATTGACGATATGCAAGGTGAGATTAATAAAGAAGCTGGTACAGATCCAGAAGACGGTGGAGTTGATTTTGGGCCTGATAACGATGGTGTTAACAGGTATGGTGGAGAAGATAATGGAGGACAACAATGAGTGTTAAAGATTTAGTAGACAAGTTAGTACAAGGAAGTCACCTTGAATCAGAAGATTCTTTCAAGTCTGCAATGGCAGATAAGGTTGGAGCTGCACTGGAAACAAAAAGACAAGAGGTTGCAAATAGTTTTGTTAAAACTATTCCAGAGGTTGAGGAAGATGCCGAGGAAGTTTGATCAGGTATATAGTTCTGTTCTTGAAAAGGATGAACACAAAACTTCTAAGGGATACAAAAAACTTTCTCCGAAGATGAAGAAAGCTGTTGACGATATTTTTAAAAAAATGGATGCTAAACCTTCAGATTTCCTAAATACTTTTGATAAAACTATTAAAATGGTTTCTAAAAAGTACAAAGTTCCAGAAAAGGAACTATTAGGGTACTTTGAAAAAGAAATGTTAACAATCTGAGGATAAGGATATGGCTTTCAGAAGAGTACAAACTTTAGGTACAATAACCGCATCAACTCTAGGAGATGATGCTGCACACACTTTAACTGGATTAGTTCTAAGTCCTAACAGTGGTATAAGAATAAATGAGTTTGCAGGGCAAGACGTATTTGTTAAACTTACTCTTGCTGGTACTGCTGTAACCGCAACAAATGGAACTTATGTAAAAGCATCTAGTTCTTTAATCATACACCCAGAAGAAAAACCGCATAACGGGCCAGGCAACATTTTACTAGACGGAACGGATTCTAGTTCTTCTAATGCTGGTGATTCGATTACTGCTGAGTCTGGTGTGGATTCAACTGGTAAAACTGTCCTACAATACAATCGAGCAGAGGACAACTTCACACTATCTGTTAAGAATGAAACAAACGGTTCAGATGGTGGTGTACACGTTGAAGAAGTGACGTTTGTACAAACCGTATAGGACAGAATCATGGAAACAGTTAAGTTATTTTCAGAACAATTTTCAGATGAGGTAGAATACATCTGCGAAGAAAAAGAGAACGGTAATAAAAATTACAAAATCAAAGGTATCTTTATGCAAGCGGATATTAAGAACCGTAATGGTCGAGTATATCCAATGGAAGTATTGCAGAAAGAAGTTAAGAGATATAACAAAGAGTATATCAACGAGAAACGTGCGTTTGGTGAGTTGGGACACCCAGATGGCCCAACGGTAAATCTAGAACGTGCATCACATTTAATTACTGCATTATATCCCGATGGAAAGAACTTCATCGGTGAAGCAAAGATACTGAAAACACCTATGGGTGAGATTGTAAAAAATCTCATGGACGAAGGTGCAAAATTAGGCGTGTCCTCTAGAGGAATGGGTAGTTTGGATCAAAAGAATGGTGCGAACTACGTTAGAAGTGATTTCTATCTTGCAACTGCGGCAGACATTGTTGCAGATCCTTCCGCACCCAACGCATTTGTCGAAGGGATGATGGAAGGAAAAGAGTGGGTTTGGAATCATGGATCTCTTGTAGAGGCCGAACTAGTGCGTATGAAAGGACGAGTTGAACAAAGAGTTCGGTCTAAACACGCAAAAGAGGATGCTTTGGAGTTTGCAAAGTTCCTCAAAATGTTATAATTTATAAATAATCGTTAATAGAAATATAAGGAGAAATCCCCATGGCGGACAACGAATTAGATAAATCAATTGAGGAGCTGGAAGCTGAAGTTCTCGCAGAATTAGAACTTGAAGAGGCCAATGGTCAAGATGCTCCTAAAAAGGGTGCTGTTCCTGCTGAAAAAATGGACAAAGTAGACGGTGAAGTCCAAGACACAGGCAAAGCAGTAGTAGACCCAGAACAAAAAGATGCGCCTGCAAAGAAAGTTGCAGCTAAAGCAAAAGAAGTTGGTGGTCAATCACCGCAGAAGGGTGAAGGAAAACCCGACAAGATGGATAAACTTGCTGCTGGTGATGAAATAGATCACGATGGTCAAGTTATGGCAGAAGCAGAACATGAAGATGACGAAGAAAAGGAATCTGAAGAAGAAATGCCAAAAAATGGTAAAGAAGCACAAGAGATGATGTTAAAAGCGATGAAGAAAATGAGTGCTACTGAAAAGAAAAATCTTTATGCTATGTACATGAAAAATGCTGCACATGACGATGACGAAGAAGAAGATATGGATGAAGTCAAGAAGGAAGCCATCGAACAACGAGTTAAGGAAGTAGACGTTGCAGAACACGTTGAAGCACTCGTAAATGGTGAAGGTGACTTATCCGAAGAATTTAAACGTAAGGCTGCAACAGTGTTTGAAGCTGCGGTTAAATCTAAGATTCGTACAGAGATCGAAAGACTCGAAAACGAATACGAAGTAAAACTGAAAGAAGGTGTAGAATCTGCAACAGAAGAGATGACTGATAAAGTCGATACATATCTCAACTATGTTACAGAAGAATGGATGAAGGAAAATGAACTCGCAATTGAACGTGGATTAAAAGGTGAGATTGCAGAAGATTTCATTTCTGGTTTGAAACAACTATTTGAAGATCACTACATTGATATTCCAGATGAAAAATATGATGTGCTAGAAGCACAATCTGAAAAAATTTCTGAACTAGAAGGCAAACTCAGTGAAACAATCGAGAAGAATGTATCATTGAAGGATAATAATGCTACACTGGTTAAGGAACAAGTCATATCTGAGGTTTCTGAAGATTTGGCTGATACAGAAATTGAAAAGTTTAAGTCGTTGGTAGACGATGTGGATTATTCTGACGAAGAATCTTATCGTGAAAAGTTAGGTACTTTGAAAGAAAGTTATTTTCCAAAAGGATCGATAACAGAAGCGACTGAAACAGTTGATGATGTAGACACTGGCACCGCACAGGACATTGATCTAACTCCATCTATGGATGCGTATATGTCTGCCATAGGTAGAACGGTCAAATAGTGCAAAAAAGTTAATTTATAAATAAAAGTAGAAAAATAATAAGGAGAAGCTCTAATGTTTCAATCAGAACATCTACAAGAAAAGTGGCAGCCAGTCCTTCAACATCCCGATCTCCCAGAGATTGAGGATAGTTACAAGCGGGCAGTCACTACAGTAATTCTTGAGAACCAAGAAAAGGCTCTCAGGGAAGATCGTGCGTTTCTTTCAGAAGCAGCACCAACAAACTCAACAGGAAGTTCAGTCGATAATTGGGATCCAATTCTAATTTCACTGGTCAGACGTTCAATGCCGAACCTAATCGCATATGATATATGCGGTGTTCAGCCAATGACTGGCCCAACAGGACTTATCTTCGCAATGCGTTCACGTTTCAGTTCTCAAACTGGTGCAGAAGCGCTTGCTGACGAAGCATTTCCTGATATATCTAACCAGAACGCTGCTGGAACTATCGGTGGTGGGGATATTGGTTCTACAGAAACTAACCCTGCTGTTCTTAACGATAGTCCTTCTGCTGGAACATACACAAGTGCAACAGGTATGACTGCTGCTCAGGGTGAAGCATTGGGTGATAACTCTAGTACTAACGTATTCGGAGAAATGGCGTTCAGTATAGAGAAACACACTGTTACTGCGGTAACAAGAGCTCTTAAAGCAGAATATTCTATGGAACTTGCACAAGACCTTAAAGCAATTCATGGTCTTGACGCAGAAACAGAACTTGCAAATATTCTGTCTGCTGAAATACTTGCAGAAATCAACCGAGAAGTTGTTCGTAACATTTATGTTACTGCCGTCAAAGGTGCTCAAGTCAATACAACGACTGCTGGTATCTTCGACTTAGACACTGACTCAAACGGTCGATGGTCTGTTGAAAAATTCAAGGGACTTCTCTTTGCGATTGAACGAGATGCTAACGCAATCGGTCAACAAACTCGTAGAGGGAAAGGTAACATAATCCTATGTTCTGCTGACGTTGCATCTGCTTTGCAAATGGCTGGACAGTTGGATTACACTCCTGCCCTTTCCACTGGTCTAAACGTGGATGACACAACTACAACATTTGCTGGTGTTCTAAATGGACGCTACAAAGTGTATGTTGACCCTTACGCTGCAAACGTAGCTGCTTCTCAGTACTACATTGTAGGGTACAAAGGTACTTCACCGTATGACGCTGGAATGTTCTACTGCCCATACGTTCCGTTACAAATGGTTCGTGCAGTTGGAGAACATACTTTCCAACCGAAGATTGGCTTCAAGACCCGATATGGTATTGCTGCTAATCCTTTCCATACTGGTACAGTTGCTGCAACTGCTGAAGGTGCAATCTCAATTACGAGTGCAACTAACAAGTACTACAGGAAGGTCAAAGTTACAAACCTTATGTAATAATAAGAGTTGGTTAACCAACCGCCTTGATGTAAAAGGGGAACATTTTGTTCCCCTTTTTTTTCTAAAAGGAGAAGTACTATGTCTTGGGAAAAACCTAGTTATAAAGACATTCGTTTCGGATTTGAAGTTACTATGTACATTATGAACCGATAAATTCACAAGGGGTCGCAAGACCCCTTTTTTTTGTATAAATAATACGCATCATTCGATGCTCCATAAGTCATGGGTCAAAAGACTACAACATCGTTCATTCACTTAATTGTGAACGGAAGTAAGTGTAGTACGCTGAAGGAACGCATCTCAAGTAAAAAGGAGATGGTGTCATGGCTAGTTGTAACAGTGATTATCCCCCAAATTCGTATATAATTCTAGATGGTAAAAAATATTATCTAGAGTATACTGTTTGGGATAAGTATTATTAGAAAGAATGGGGGGGATATGTTCTCCCCCTTTCCTTATAAATAGCTATATGGCAACATCGACATCACCATTATCCCGACAACCAGATAATTTAGATTATCTAAGTCCAACGCAGTTCAAATTTAATATTCATCAGTTACCGAAGGTTGAATTTTTCTGTACAGCTGCAAACGTGCCTGCAATAAATTTAGGTGAGGCAGTCTTTCCAACACCATACAAAGAAATACCAGTGATGGGTGACACACTTACCTATGATAATCTTTCTATATCTTTTATCGTGGATGAAAATTTAGAAAATTATATTGAATTGCATAATTGGTTAACTGCGATTGGGTTTCCTAAAAATAGAAACCAATTTTCTACTTTTAGATCTTCAACTGCCAGTACACCGATTGCAACTCAAGGAACAAGTGATGATATTGGTGATGTACAACCAGCAACATCTGCGAGAGGAATGTTTGGCGATGCAATCCTTACCATACTTACGAATAAAAACAATCCAGTGGTAGAGGTTCGATTCCAAGACATATACCCTGTTGCACTCGGAGCTTTGGATTTTA